TGTAATCAAACCAGCACGAACTTGTGCGCGATACTCTTCTTCTTTCTGCAAACGTTGCATATAAGATTGCATTGCCATTTGCACTGCAGGATCATTCTTTGCAGCATCGTTGAGAATGAACATTTTATCGGGATTGTTGCTTGTCATACTACTGGTACACTTTGAGGGGCCCAGTTTCAATCACTTGTCACAGATTCGACAAGTTCATTGAGTTCATCCTCATCATAATAGATCGACAATTCATCCATCAATTCTGCCTCATTATAGTCGATCATATTATCAACAATCGTATCCATGGCAAATGCACACAAATCGCGCACATCCATGTTATCAACAACTCGCTCAGCATATGCTTCAATCAGTTTGCGAAGCTGGTCGTTTGAAAGTGTCATTTTGTTTGTAGGATTAGGAAGGGAAATCATTTGCAATAATTAGGGTCTATTTGACAGAAACGATCGGCTTGTTGTTCTTGATACTCATTGACTGTAGCATGAGCACTCAAACCAAGGCGAAGGCCGAGTGCTAGAGTTGCAATCAGAAAAGCAATTCGCATAACAATCAGTCAACAACAGAGTAACAAGCAACAGAGGAAGGGATGCCAGATAATGCTAAAGAACTGTTGCGATCATCAGCATAATCTTGGGCAGCATCTTCAGTGTAGAAAGGTCCAATATACTCGGGAGAATTGAGTGCATTGGAATCGAATCGAACGGTAAAGGTTTCAGTCATACTACTGGTACACTTTCAAGGGCCCAATAACTATCAGAGACCGTTAATAAAGTCGGCAAGTGCCTCTTTATATTCGGATTCAGTGTTAAAAACCCGACCATGAATCGTGCGAGGATAGGTAGACTTAACACCTGCAGATGCTACCATTCGGCAATCTGCTTCATCATAGCCCATCTCGATGAGGTTCTGAACGTAGGGATTGTTGCTTGTCATACTACTGGTACACTTTCAGGGGCCCAATTATTATCGGAAACTGACATTGACACCAACAACTTTTGCTTTAGGATTGCGGGCTAATGCAGCCTCTCGTGCATCTTTTGGGTTGGTTGCTTGTACTTCTTCCTTGAAGACTTTGCCACCAACATATAAATCAACGATGTATTTCATGGGAGTTTCAGACAGAAGGATTGACGGAGATTTCTTTAATGTTTAGACCACAGAGCTGATTGTAGACCCGATTGAGTATAAGTTTGTCTGCAGTCTTTGCTTTGGATTTTTCATGCCAAATCGTGACACATCCATCGTTGGTTTCTACTCGAACGCGATAGTTTTTCATTTGCGGTAAAAGTGTTGGATGAGAAGAACATTTGCTGCTCCTAGAAAGTAAGCAACAAGAACCAAGATTCCAGTAAGCATGATCAATCAGGCAGGAAGAACACAGAAAGTTCCACACCACTTGCGAACCCATTCTAGAGTTTCACGGTAAGATGTGCGAGGGTTAGACATTTCCATTGTCTTACCGTTGCTGGGATTGTGTGCAACAGCGACATAGGAATAGCCTTTGTACTCATCACCAGACTGCTCAATCCACATCTGGTTGACTTTACCCTCCTTCCAATCGGTGTGGTAGGAGTAGATTTCGGAAACGATGTTAGTGCTCATACTACTGGTACACTTTCAGGGGCCCAATTTCACTCATCATCACCATGTTCCACGTTGGATGTGAATCTTGCGGATTTCAGAATAGATGAAGCGTTGAAGCTTAGGGTCGGTAGTATTATCAAAAGCATAATACAGACGATTTAGATAATCATCTTGTGTGGCACCTATGTTACCATCACCACCAATGTCATTGAGTGAAGAACCTGCTGTAACTTTGGACTTTCCAAAATTACCTGACACACGGCCAGTTGTTCTCAGTTTAGGACGAATCTTTGAGAGGTTAGAGTAAGTCATTTCACAGTAATCGTTTGATTTTTAATCTGACAGAGGCGGGAAAGATTATCACCAGACAAAGCAACTTGAATGAAGTTGTAGTTAGTCCCACACTGCTGATTAAGTGCTTGTTGAGTTGTAATCACTCTAAACACTCCAGCAATAGGAACACCAACAAATCCAATCACGATAATAACAATAATCAGTAGAGAAACAATATCAGAGGAATCAAACTTGTTCTTTTTCATAATCATTTTGCGTACAGATAACCACCTGCCCAGTCAGCATGTTCTAGCAACCATTCACGATCTTTAATCAATCGCAGATCATAACGAACACCTTTCGCAGGAGCTTTCCATGAAGCAGACTTATACATTTCGCCAGTTTGCTTATCAATGAAACAATGAACCGAACGAGATCCATTGGCGTTCATGACAATTTTGTGGTACTTTTTACCAGTCTCAGGATAGAAATCATAATCACAAATACCTTGCTTGAGTTTAGCAATCTGTGCATCATGATACTCTACATCAGAAGTACGAAGTGCATGAGATTTGATACTGTACTCAATAAAGTTCTGACGCAATGCTTCACACAAAGCATAAGTGTGACCAAGAACTGCAAGGGCAATGTTATTCTTTGCCTCTTGCTGTTGAGAGTATTCTGCGAGAGTTGTAGTCATTTTAGTTTCAGAGATTGTTCCAGAGAGCATTAGCAACTACATCAGCAGCACCTGCTACATTATCACGCACAATCAGACGCAGAGTTTCTGCACCTTGCGGATGTTTGTGCATTTCGCGGATGTTATCTGCGGTGCGTGGATCATTGGCAGAATCCACAATCATTTCAGCGATTTGGTTAATCATTTGACTTTGTGCAGTGCTCATACTACTGGTACACTTTCAAGGGCCCAGTTACCAACTCTTTGCGATTGTGAAGTTTGCATGAGAGAATGTCTCACGATCAACTACTTTATAGGTGCCAAATTGATTGGTGATAACATAACCTTCATGGAAGGAATCAACACCACCAATGAAACACTCAATCTCATCAATTTCGTGAATGAATAAGAACAGATCGTCCTTGATTGTCTTCACCAACTTCCAAAGCCGCAGGACATTCACATCACAATCACATTTTTCTGCAATTTCATTCTCATTCACATCCTTTTGCTCACGGATGCAGGTATTGATCTCTTTTTTGATTTGTGATGCCTTGCGATCAGACACAAACTCACATAGAGTGCTCATTTGCTTGGCAAACTTACACACATCCTCCAAATCTTCACGATAAGGATTCAGTTCCACTTCAGGTTGCACGAAAAGGCAATCTTTAGTGCTGATGAGTTTGCTAGTCAGAGGAGCAGCAGCCATCTCACGAATATCATCAGAACCACCATAGATTGTATGGGGAGCAATGATAATCTCTTGACGAACTTTCTCAGGAAACTTATAGGTAATCGTATTGGGTGTGAAAGTATCCAAACCCTTACCGAAACCAATCCAATCACCTTGCAGCACTTGTTTAGTGCGAGGCAGAAACTCTAGGCAGAAGATGAGAATCTGTGTTACGCGAGGTTGTCCACCAAAATGAGTAAAGATGTCATCTTCAGTATAGCAAAGGCGAATCTTTTTCTTGTTAAATGCTGCTTTGGTGCAAACAAAGAACTTACCATTCTGAGGATTTGTGCCCCACACAATAGCAGGAGCTCCATCCATCTTCACACTGATGGTAGAATCTACATCAGAGAACCAATCCAGAACTGAAAGATTGCCAGTCAGAATCTCATCTTCAGGATGGTTCAAATGCTTGTTTTGCACAGGTTGCTTACTCATACTATAGGTACACTTTCAAGGGCCCAGTTGGATTTATACTAAAAAAGACACTCATTGAGAGTGCCCATTGTATCATCAAGCAGTTACCTGACGGAAAACCAGTTGTTGATACTTTTCAGTCACATAATCAACTGCTTGCTTCACATAAGGAGAAACAGTTTCTGTGAACTTAACCACATCTTCACGAAGTTTGTTGACTTCATACTGATGGATTTGCCAGCGAACCTTAATGTCTTGAATGTATTGATCGCGGGTGATGAGAACCTCAGGAACTTTCACCTCAGGAGCAACAGCAACAACATTTGCGGTTTGCTTGCGAGTGCGAGGCATAGAATCGCTGTAACTTACACTACTGGTACACTTTCAGGGGCCCAGTTTCAATCAACGGGCAACTTTGCTACACTCTTACCTTTCTTGTGGTCATCAATAAACTTTCGTGCAGAGCTTTCAGTTCTACACACCTTCAACTGTTGACCATTATGTATAACCATCAGTTGATTGCCGTAGGGTACAGCAGCATAGTTTCCTTTGCCAATAATAAATCCTTCTTTCATACCAGAAACCTCTTCTCATACTCCAGCAAATCTGTGGGTGCTGGAATAATGTTGTCATCATATTCTACAGCATCAGTCCACCTAGGACCATTCTTTTGATACAGTTTGATGTTAAGATGCTGATACTTGAGATTAGTTGGGACATGAACTTTATAGTCGATGCCATCATTCTCCGTCAGCATACTCAGCCGCTTGTTCTCATCCTTTGTGACTGTAATTGTGGAGCAAGATAACCAGAACAGGTTCTCAAATACATCATAATCAGACAGGTATTTGTCGGGGTTATCCATAATCATTCGACCAATGAATTGTGGTGACAAACAGTGATCATGTGTGCGCTCTTTAGCATTATCCTTTGCCTGCTCACTGATCAATCCAAGGTGATTCACTTGCCCACAATCAAACACACCGATGTAGTACAATCGTGTGATGGGTCGGAAGAAATCAGGGTTGCCCCAGTTGTCTACATTTGCTGCCAATGAGTTGAATGTAGTTTGACAGTAGGCTTTCCAGTTCTTCGAGTTCATTTTAAGAAAAATCGTTGATTTGGTTGCATCTTCCCTTAATCCAATTACTGCCAGGACACTCTACACTCATTTTTTCATTTTGTCCATCATTCCACCACTTTCTGCCTTTGATTGCCTCACTTAATTTTCTTTTGGTTTCTTCAGAGCGGGGTTTTCCTAACATATTAGTATTGCCCTTTTGCGCCTCACTTATTTTGTTTCTTGTTTCTTCTGTATAAATTCTGCCTTTATTTGCCTCACTTATTTTTCGTCTAGTTTCTTCACTTAGAACCTTACCAGAAACTCCATCGCCGCCGTTAGTTCTATTATGAAGAATACCAGTTCCTAAATCTTTCCTTCCGAACACTGCAATCATATAGATTTCGTGCTTAAATGCTTCTTCCTCAGTTAGATTTTGTTTGAGATATATTATTCTTGACTTATTTTTGGGTGTGGCGATTCTTCTGTTTTTAGAATAAATTCTATATCCAATCCCTTTTCCGATATAGTAAGGTGTTCGATCTTCACGCAAATAAGCGTAAGTGTAGTATTCTTTCATTGTAGGTCTTGGCGAGACTATAACTTATTTATTATATCATATGGGTGGGACTTACGCAACTACATTTCCGCCAAGACCTACAGTTGCTGCCCACATTATGATTTAGCGATTCACTGTAGAGATGCAAGGTTCGCCTTTTGTGAAGATGGTATCAACAACTGCTTGAACTTTACGAGCTGTCGAAATGCCCACAGAAGTATAGACTGGAATCACGCAGAGAGCAAAAGACTTGGTATATTGTTGTAGTGCTCCAGGTTGAATCTTACCCTCAGCAAGACCTTTGGCATCATCGTGATGAAGTCTCACAATGCGGCCAACTGATTGTGCAATTCCAATATAATCCATTGGACGCATAAAGATAACAGCATCGAGACCAGAAACTGAAATACCTTCACAGATGATAGAGTGGTGGATAACAACAAACTTCTTGCTATTGTCCTTGCCCCAGGCATTTAGGACATCAAAGAACTGCTCTCGATTGACTTTTTTGCCATCAATGATTGCTCCAGTCTTACTCGTAATCACCATCCAAGAGTAACCACGATCCTCAAGTTCTTTGCAGAAGTCAGTCTCAGAAATCAGACCAATGATTTGCTTGGTAGTCTTAGCACAAATGAGAGCTTTGGTGACTTTATAATCATCAATCGTTTCCATCAGATTCTCTGCATCTCGGTCAAAGATTACCTGACGACCTTTAACCATAGGAAGTTGCTTAACTTCCACTTTAGGTGGAACAATATAACCACCACGAACCATCTCAGGACCAGAAACATTTGCAATGATTTGCCCATAAACTTCACTCCAATTCATTCCAGGTTTGCCAATGACATTGGAGTTCTTAGGAGTGGCAGTATATGAATAGAATCGCTTTGCAGTCTTGGAGAAGTACTCTACAGCAGGAAAGAAATGCTTTTGCACACTATTGTGCGCTTCATCCATATGAACAGTATCTACTTCGATTTCTGCTTGTTGAAGGCGAGAAAGTGAATGATATGTGGTAAAGATGAGTTTATGAGAATCCTTATGAGTATCAACCCAGTTACGAATCTCATAAGGACGAGTAGAAGATTCCCAGTGAGTTTCTCCGCTATGGCAGTGAAATACCTTGGCATTAGTGATGAACTCAAGGTACTCGTGAGAAAGTTGCTCTGCAAGGAGAATCCTAGGACTCACAATAACAACAGTCTTAGGAGTTTCTGCTGCAAACTCACGAACAGTATCAGCAACACCA